CCTTGGTCATGGTCTACCGCGGAGAGGATGGTGACTCCGACTACCGCCCCATGGGCCGTGGATTGGGTTCCGACCGAGTGGAGCGCGGCGCCCGGCAAACCGCCGGCCCATGCGACATTGGCCCATGTGGTCCCATTCCAGACCTGATAGACCTTGAGGCCGGTGAGGTAGCACGGTTGGCCGTGGGTGGGGGCGGGGATGGCCGAATCGCGGGCGGCGGCATCGGGGAAGGTGGCGGCTACCTGCTCGGAGAGGTAGTCATTCATATCGGCACTGAGGAGCCGCTCAAAGGGCGCCCATGTTTTGTAAGGCAGTTCTACGGCACTCCTTCCCAATAGCGGCGCCGGCCACGCCCTCGGCGGACATTCTCTAGGTGAGATACCGCCTCAAGGTGTAGAGGATTCATACACCCCCGGTGTCGGCATAGGTGGTCAAGGGTAAGAGGCCGCGGAGGGAGGCCATGGAGAAAGCCATAGGCTAGGCGGTGGGTCAAACGGGGCCGGCCATCCACGGACACCATGCCGTATCCCACCCCGTTATCGGCCCCTTGCCATATCCAACACTCACCCTCTACCACCCTGAGCCGTCCGAGCCGGGGGAGCAGAGGCCGTACTTTTCCTGCCACGGGTCCTAGCCTACCTCCCGCTTGAGTTCCACAATCGCATCCACGGCCCACCCATCGGGGGAGAGGGAGACCCTCTCGCCAAGGATATAGACCGACTCGGAGACTATCGGGGTGGTCTCATCCCAATAGAGGGCGAAAAGGTCCCCAAACTCGGCGCAGACCAAGGCGGCCACCTGCTCATTGGTGGGGCGAAGGGTCCCGATGCGTACCGCGCGCCGACCCTCACTCATGTCGGCCAGAATGGCATTCATCCAGTAGTCATAGAGGTCATCGGCGGGGCCTCCCCCCGCGGATTTGACAAAGGTGGCGGTCGAGGACCACTCGGAAAAGGCCCCGCTCCCGGTGGAATCTTTCATGCGGACCCGCCAGTAGTAGCGGGTGCCATTGACTAGGGGTATGCCGGCGGTGGAGGCATAGGTAATGGAGAGAAGCCCGGCGGCGCTTATGCCCACATTGTGATTGACAATATTGAGGTGGGTGACGGTGGAGAAAGCCGGGTCCGTACTCACTTGGCAGTCGTAATGGGTAATGGCATCCCCCTCGGGGTCGGCACCTTGGGCCTCAAAGATATTCGCGGTTTGGTCGGGACCTACTGGCCGGATGAGGGTCGGGGGATTGGGTGGGGCGTTGGAGGTGTAGTTATAGATGAGCATGGGGCGCAAGCCGGCATCGGCCACGATTCCCGCCCATATCTCTGCCGCTTGGGCCGCCCCGCCGGTCTCATGGAGGGCTACGCCGTAGCAGACTGCCCCACCTCCGGGTGACCCGCTCGGACCAAGGACACTATTGGGCGCCCAAGCCATGCCGATGTCATTGATGAGGCTATCGGTGCCCGCGCCATGGGCATTGGGGAGGGCGGCGGTAATGCCGCCGGCGGTGGTGACGGCCGGCCCCGGATAAGCAATGGGGCTCGTGGTCCACGATTCGGCGGCCGAGTTCTGGGACCATCCGGCAATGACCCGGTAGATAAGGGCGGAGGCGCTTGCCCCTTTGGCGACATGGACGGTCGAGGAGGTGGCTATAAAGCGGATATAGACCGAGGTGACCTGCCGCATATCGTCCCAAAAGCCGGCGGGGAAGGTAAAACCGACCACTCCGCGGAGGTCATAGCCGCCGGCCGAATTGACCACGCCGAGGTGGGCGTCCTGCCCTCCCCCGAGATTGAGGCCGCCCGAGGAGCGGGCCAACATGGAGGACCTATCGGCGGTGAGAGTCTTAGTGGGCATGGCTAGAGATTGTCAAAGAGAAGGTTGGACTCCTTTTCGGCATAACTCCGCCGTTGGTGGGCGCCAATGGAGGCGGTGTCCTCCTTGAGCCTATCGGCGCCGGGGTCCATGTCCACCAGTACCGAATTGATGATGGAGATACGCCGGACCTCGGTGGCAAAGGACTCCATGGCTATGCCGCCGCACCCTAACACCGCGCGGGCCACGGTGGGGCGGGGATAGCCGCGGGACCGAAAGGCAATGCGGCCTTGATGGTCTACCCAAAGGTCTCCCAATTCGGCGTCACGGAGGCGGGTGAGGGCCTCAAAGGCGGTCCCCACGAATTGGTCCGCCAATCGCTTGGTGACGGTGGCGCCATAGAGGATGGTCTTATCGGGCGGCCACCCAATGGCGGTGAATAACTCCGCGAATTGTTCCGAGGTAAGGGCGCGCGTCCATGAGACTGAGACCGATTGTTGATTGAGGAGGGCCAAGGGGTCCGCCAAGGTGACGGTGGAGACTGCCTCCCCGGCCTCATGGATGATGTTGGAGACAATGCCGGAGAAAGCCGGGGTCCCATCCACCAAGATACGGGCCGGATTGCCCACCCGGCCCACGATGGGCGACTCATCATTGAGGGGGTCCAAGGTCCGATTGGGGTCGGCCAAGGCTATCTCCGCTACCCCGGTGGTGACATCGGTCAAGATTCCATTGGCGGAGGGGGCGCCCCATTGCCACTGGCCAGAGAGGACCTCGCAAGTAAGGTCACTCATGGCCTCATCGGGCGGGGTAAGTATCGAGGATTCGAGGTCCAGTAGGTCCCGGTCCAAGATAAAGGGGGTCTCTCCAACATCAATTTGGATAGAGACCAAGGCCCCGCCAATCATGGTGGCCATGGACTAGCCCCATCCCCTCAATTCGCCCATGGACCCGCCATTGACCGCGGCGTATTTGCGAATGGCGCGGATGACGGCATCGGGGTCGGCTCCGGTATTGACCGTGACTTGGACGGAACGGGCCGCGCCCTTGGGACCACCGGGGGCGCCTACCTTGGAGGCCTTGCCGGCGGAGCCGAGGAAATCCGAAAAGAGGTCAATGGCTTGGCCGATGCCCTCAAGGAGCGGACCGAGGACATCGAGGACCGCGCTAATGGCGGTGGCGATGAGTTTGAGGGGGATAACCGCCAACTTGAGGAGGGGGGTGAGGATGGGGAGTAGGTCCTTGACCAACTCGGCTATCTGCTCAATGAGCGGGATGATGACCGGGAGGATGGCTTGGAGCATGGGGAGGAAGGCGGCGCCGATGGTCTCCCCCACCTCGGAGAAACCGATCGAGGCGGCCTCCATGGAGCCGGCGGTAGAGGCGCCATAGGTCTCCGCCTGCCCGGCTCCTAGCCGTTGGGCCTCGGCCAAGGTCTCGGTAGCGGTCAAGCCTTGGCCGGAGACCCCGATGAGGCGGGCCAAGGCGGTCTCATTGCCGGAGTGGGCCTTGGCTACGGCCTCGGAGGCGGTGGTGAGGTCCACGCCCTTGAGGCGGGCCAAGTCCTGAGCGGTGGCCAAGAGGGCATTGGCCTCGGTGACATCCCCGGTGGCGCCCACCAAGGGGACCATGGCATCGCGGATTTGGGTATCGGTAAAGGCCAACCTCTGGCCCGAGGCTATGGCCGCGTCCACCGAGGCCTGCCAATCCCCGGTGGCCGCGCCCGCGGCATTGATGGCCTGCGCTAGCCGTTCCTGCTCGGCGGCGTCCTCGGCGGCGGCGGAGGTCATGCCGGCAATGGCGGAGACCGCCACGCCGGCCACGCCGGCCACGGCGGCCACCTTGCCCACGGTCCCCAACATCGAGGACCCAAAACCCTCAGTCGAGGAGGCGGCCGAGTCGAGGGCGCCCTCTAGTTCCTTGGTGACTCCCTTGATGATGACCGAGAGGACCGGCCCGCTACTCACCGCATACGCCTCCGCTTGGGCTTGGCCTTGGCTTTCATTATGGCCGTCACCTCGGGGAGGGTGGCCGCCCTAATCTCCGAGGGCGGCAGTCCGGTGGCGGCCACTACTTGCCCTAGCCAAGTGGCCCGCCGCTCGGCCGCTTGGCTCCGCCGGGGTCCGGTTTACCGACCACCTCCACCCGCCACCTCTGGGCCTCATCCCACGATATGGAGCGGTCCTGCCGGCGGGCCAGTACCCACGCATAGCCGACCACCACGCGGGGCCGATTGATGGCTCCGCGGTCGCGCATCATGGCGCCCAAGCCCTCTAGGTCAGTGCCCAAGGCCTCGGCCAAGTCCATGAGTTCACCAATGCCGAGGTTATTGGCCTCAATGGCCTCCACCGGGAGGACCACTACCGGCGCGGGCGGGCCGGCCTCTAGGACCAAGGGCGGCGGCGGGCCGTCCTCAAGGAGAATGGGGGGCGGGTCGGCCTTAGTGTCTACTGTCATTGGTCACCCCCTCCACCACCACCTTTTCCAAGTACCTCTCGTAGCCCTTGACTATCTCGCCCTCCATGGCATTCCGGGCATTGATGAGGAACGGTTGGGCCTCGATTCCATGGGCCGGCCACCCAAAGTGGATGGGGGGCGCGTAGACCGCGGCCGATTGGACCCCCCATGCCTCGGGGCCGGCGGCGGGGTACAGACTCGCGGCCAAGGCTCCGGTGAGGACCGGAGCCTCGGCCCGGGCCCGATTGAGGAGCGGCCCGACTAACTCCCGATGGGCGGGGGTGAGGTCCTCCACCTTGGCCTTGGCCTCCCGAAGGGCGCGGGCCAATTCCTCATCCCCCACCACCTCCACCCGCTTGGCCTTGGCGGCCATTAGGGGGCGACATCAAGAGTGGGGGTCCCGGTCACCGGGAAAATGAGTTCGGCCTCGGCAAAGGTATTGACATCCCCACCCACCGGAGGCCGGGGCAAAGTCACCTCACAGACCCACGCCGGATTGTCGGCGCCGACCGCTAGCGCGCCACCGGGTTGAAAGGTCATGGTCGAGGCCTTGCCGGCGTTGACCCACAGGAATCGGGTCAGGCCATCGGCGGACCAATCTTGGATGGCCGTGACCTCTACTTGAAAACTCTCCTTGCCAAGGGCCGTGAAACTCCCCTCCGGGCAAAGAGTGGCGTACTCGATTATCTCCTGCGAGGGTTGGAGCATGACACTTGATACATGACACTCATAGTCATAGGTTGTGGCCGGGGTCACCGGGTCGGCCAAGGTGAATTTGACCGCGGTCATGATGAGCGGGTCGGCGGCAATGACGGCCATGGGTGCCTCCTAGGGTTGGGCTATGGAGAGGTTCCGGGTAAGTGTAATGGCGGCGGAGAGGTACTCGGTCCCGGCCACGGTCAAGGCGGCGGGGCCGCTCACGGTGCCAATGACCCATTGGCCGGCCTCCCCCTTGGTCACCTCCAAGAGGACGGTTTCGACTAGGCCCTCAAGGTCCACCAATGAGGCCTCGGCGGCCACCTTGCCGGTAATGAGGAGGACCCGGAAGCCGACCCGGCTATGGATGATGCTTCCGCCCAATTGGGCATTGGCCACCACCCACTCCGGGGCGGGGACCACGATGGCGGCGGGCGGGGAGATATGGCCCTCGGAGGGAGACTTGCGGAGATTGATACCAAGGCCGGTGAGGGTGGCGCCCAGACTCGCCCGGGCGGTACCAAGGGCGGTGGCCATGGCTAGGCCAAACCTTGGCGGTGGTCCCGATAGCGGTCGAGGGCGGGGGTCACTCCGGCTAGCCAATCGCGGGTGACGCGGAGGGGGACGCCGGCCAAGTCAAGGGCGCTA